CCACCACTCGTTTAGAAAACTCGTCTGAGTTAAGAATTTGAGTGCTTGGGTGGTCAAGAATAATTGGAATTCCACCGCATCGACGTAGAAATTCAGGGCTAAGATATATGGTGTCACGACGGTAAACCCATTCATTGAGTTTTGGCCTATAGCTAAATCCCGTCCCACTAATCCTCATATCAACCAACATTACATTTTCAATATATTGCGGAGAAACTAATTCACCATCCCTAATAGCTTCTGCAAGTTCTAATTCATTCATCCCTTTCATCTTGCGTAAAGCAATGTGACAACCAGGGTGTAAATTCAAACTATGTGCGTGGTCTGGATTTAACCAAACATGGGCATCATGCTCATGATTTAATTTAGGGACAAATTCATCATCACAATCATAAATAAAAGTAGTGAAATCCACATCACCACTAATGCGGCGAGTAAGCAACCGCCCTGCGTGTCCAGTAAGATAACCAGTTTCTTCCAAACATTCCCGAATTGCACAGGATTCTATCGTTTCACCAGATTTCTGGACACCACCAGGGAAAGCCCATCCCAATCCATCCGTACGGCGACAGAACAAGACATTTCCATTAGGTGACTTGAAAAGAATTCCTGCTGCTACCGTCATTCATCAACCATTTGGCTCCTTAGGGTGAGGCATCGACGGTTGCATGTTATCTTTCGTACGTGGCTTCACCTTTGTAGGTTTTCGCATTGCCCTACGTTTCTCAAAAGCATCCATTCGTGCAACAAGAGAATCAATTGCACTCGTTAATTTTTTAACAGGTTCTGAAGTACCTTTGGTAAATCCTAAATGCAAATTATCATCAGGTTTTATGTCTTTTCCAGGGTGTGATGTAATATGAGCATCATCAGGCTTAGGTTTTCCAGCTTTTCGCATTGCTATTGCGATTGCTTGTTCTTGCGGATATCCACTATGTCGCAATTCGCTAATATTCTTACTAACTACCTCCTGTGATTTACCTTCTTTTAGTGGCATGGAATTAACCTCAGTACTGTGCCCAAAAGATCATCCAATCTAATGTTCCAGTATTCTTCGAGTCATATGAACCACACAACGCGGTTCCTGGATCAGTCTTCATAATAGGACTTTGATTAAAAAGCACCAATGGACCATTAGGACCAACAGTAAGAGTCGGAGTTAATGCCTGTTGATTTGTAGCACAATTCGTACCAGTACCACTATAGAGCGTGATATCAGCATTAGCACTAGTTGCAAAGAAAACAAGCCCACATATATGAACACTTGCATTAGAAATAGCAGGAACAATCTGTGTAATTGGAGTAACCGCAGTAGTTTCACCAAAAGACCATTGACTACAGACCCCAACTTGAGCTTTTATTGGAGTAATCAACAAAAATAAGAAGAAAATTGCCAACAACCATCTCATGATCTACCTCTTGACCGACTTTTCCTTTGTTTTATATAATTTCTTGTGATCTGTTCCCAACTTTCCTCATTTTCTTCTGATTTTTGCAGTTTTTTCGCTAAAGCAACCAGATCAGACTCTGAAACCTTGTACCTTTTTCGTAAATAAGTCAAAGATTTCGCAATTTCACTGCTTAGTGGCATTGGAAATATGTTCTAAGAGGTGAACTACAGCAGAATCTGCTCTTGCCATCTTAACTTTCGGAATTTCGGGTCGAGGATCCTCTGGTTCCATGCCCATTTGTTGCTGTTCATCTTTCATTTTCTGATCTTTTTTCAATTGTGTTAGCAATTTCTTATAATCAAGGCTCAATGGACTGGAATAAAGAAGCTTATTATTCGTAATTGCATCTGCTATCCACTGAATTAATCGTGCTTTGTTCTCTGGATCGAATGAAAACTCCAAAATTTGATAAATTGAGATCGCTGCTTTCATCTTAGTATCATCAACCTTAATCTGCTCATGATCAGGTTCACGCAAATATGAAGGCCAAAGAGCTTGAAAGCTATTTGCCCAATCATAAAACGCCTGACGATAGGTTGTTGCATCATATTTTTCTGGAAAATCTTTCCTCAAACCATTAAAGAAGGCTGGAGTCCAAGCTCGGTGCATGACTATACGATCGAGAAATCGGTACACCGGATCCATGGTTTCCCGCAAGCGATCCATATAGCGCGCCACCGCCTTCGCATCCTCCGAACCTTCCCCAAACCCCTCGGCAAAGGACTCTTGGGTGAGGAGTTTTACCGGCATATCAACAGAATTTGCGATATTTTCTAAGATATTTCGACGTGCAAGGACATGCGGACCTTCCAAATTCTGCATATTTAGAGATTCAATGTCCTCATCTGGTGTAATATTGATCACATTTCCAGTTTCTGCCTCTTTTACAATGGCTCTTTTGAAAGCCATCGCCCAAGACATAATATTATCAACAAAATTACCGGGTTGTTTCGTCTTCGCAACGAGAACACCGACCTTAGTTTCAACCAAATCATCCGCAATCAAACTTTTGATGTAAGATTTCAATGGAAAAAATGCACGCTGATAAGCTGAGCGCCCAACATAGCCAAAAGCAGAGGTAGTATAGCCCAGATAAATAGGCTTTTCATTCGTCACCGTTACGCTACGTGATGGATGGTAGGCAATTCCACTAATAGCAATCTGTGTATACTTCAAAAAATCCATTGCATTGGGGTTTTGATTCAAAACAAGGCTTCCAGCCGTGTTAAGGGGATCCAATACATTGAAACTAACATTAAGATCAGGCAGATCCCAATAATCAAGCGGTTCATTGCTTTTCACCCCATCGATCAAAAGGGCGATAGAAGCCACGCCATAAATGCGACTAAGAGTAAGTAAATTGTGAACAAGAAAATCACCCCCAATAAGTTTCCATTCCTCATTGAAGGCATCCACGCAACGTTCGCCAGGGCTATTCGGAACTTTGATATCTCGCTTCTGAGATAATGCGAGACTTACCGGTCCCTCAGTTATACGAGCGCCAAGTGGATGATAAAGATAAATCTCTTTGCAAGTTTGATAAGAAACAATGTCCCCAGGAATAATATCTGGAGCCACCAGCATTTCCTGTAAAGCATTTCCTGTATTAGTGTCTACTGTTCCACTAGGAATTGTCATGGTGATGTTGTCAATGAGAAAGTCACACCAGCAGGACAATTCTGCACAAAGACTCCATTAGTAAATGGAATATTACCGGTGACTAAACTCATTGGCCAAGTTGGAGGAGTTAATCCTGGAGCCAAGGTAGGAGCATTTGGCTTAATTCCAAATAAAAATGTCAATACTCCAAGAAGAGCAGAATAAAGAACATGGGGTGGTAGAGAAGTCGCAGTAGGAGCCGCTGCTGCATCAACCAAGGTTAATGGAGTAGTCGAATCAGATACTGCTGTTGGCTGAGTTATCGTAAGACCAGTAATCTTGGTATCCGTAAGCGTGGCGAGTTTCGTACCAATACTCGCAGTAGTAATAGAAAGAACTGTCATAACATCCTCATGCTGTTGTCAAAGACCAAGTTGAACCAACAGGACATGATTGAAGAGTAAGATTACCAGAGAAAGGAATATTGTAACCAGACATTTTGTGAGTAGCATGTGGTGAATGAGATCCATTAACTCCTGCATGGACATTATAGAGTACACGAGGAGGTTGACCAACCACTACATCAGTCAAAGTAAAATAAGCTGTTATTGGAAGTCCTGTATTTGGATCAAATTGTGGAACCTCATACGAGGTTGGAGAACCCGTAAAAAGAAGTTGAGTAACGTTAGCAGGACCAGCATCAAGGACAGTTCCTACCAAAGCAGAAGTAATGGCCTTAACTCCATGAAGAAGTTGTTCTGGTTTTTCTGGCTGACTTTCAGTTTCGACTTCAACTTCGTGACGAGGTGCACGTGCCATTAGTATCCCTCCCAATCTCCAAGGCTGATCGCAACTCCATAAGTGAAGGCATCTAACAAATCATCTTGTCGATCTTCTGTATCACCCACCCGAAATCCAAGCACTTGACCAAGAAAATGATTCTTTGTGACTTGCTTATAAGTAAGAACGCGATCATACGCGGTTTCAAGAATCTTGACCATTCCCCGGAATACGTACCCACTTACGTTGATGGCTCTTTCCGCCTTGCCGAGTTGGGTGAGCTTTTGCGGCATCTCGCTTGCCTGGAGCATTCGGCGACGTGCTTGTTGTAGCAGGATTGACCCACTGGCTTTGTCTTCGATAAAGCACCCTCGGTGTCCTAGCCTGGAACCACATTTCTTGGCATACTCCTCAAGATTTGCATAAACCACCGGGAGCCAAGTTTCAAGCAACGACCCTTCAATCTGCAAGTATTCGTAGTCAATAATCTTAAGCCACTTTTCTTCGCCAAGCCTTTCGAAAGCCCAATAAATAACTCCAGTTCCATCATTCTCTTTTCCAGTTTTGACAGCAGTATCCATGGTGGCAAAAACATAGAGACACCGGGACGGAAAGGGTTCAGGTCTACCCTCTGTCAACATGTTATTAAGACTGAAAAATGCTTCTCCTGACCAATCAACAAATTCTGCGAGGTATTCTTGGGCATAGACTAACGGGTGGTTGTCGCGCTCAAGTCGCGCGAGCTCATCGGCTGGGAGGAAAGGATTGTTATGTGACGGTGCGTGATATTCTTTGAATCCGTACTCTGGCAGATTGCAGATGCGCCAGAAAAGATTATCCTCGTTGATGCCATTAGTGTTAGATGCAACGATGGCGGCTCCTCTATAATCAAGTAAGGTAGGACGGATTGCTTTTTCCCATATCGAGATCGCATTGGGCTTGGTAAACGCGGCTTCGTCGATGATAACGAGATGGTAACGGCGGGATCGTCCTGCTTTTTCATCTTCTAGAGTCCACAGTTCTATACGACCACCTGTAGAGGTATGAATGATGCCCAAATTGCGAGATGAACTTCGAACGGCGGGTTCTAGCGTAACCTCGGTTTCGCTGTACGCTTCCGACGCATAGCGATAGTTGGGGACGAACCAACCAACTTGGGCACCCTTCGCCGCAAGATCACACGCTACGATCTTTAGGAAATTAGTCTTCCCCCAACGTCGTCCACATCGTAACGCACGAAACCGGGCAGACATTAGAAAAGCTTCTATCTGTCCCGGATGCATATCAGGGAGAGTTACAACCCTGTCATTAATAGGAACTGGGAATTGTATTGTCAACTAGTCAGTATTTCTGCAAGCTTGCGTTGCAAGCGATGAGAAGATTGTCTTTCGATTGCTGCATAGATCGTATGTGCACCATCTTGTTCAGCAGCCTGTTTTAGCCATCGTTTAATATTGTGTCGATCAGTGTGGTCACGAATTTCATCGTAACTAAATGATTTTTGACGTAACAGTTTACGTAGATAAGTTTGATTTAATGCCATGTTTCCATCTTTCTAAAGAGTGGGAAGCCGAGTGAACCGTGGTAGGAACAGGCGGCTTCCCTTTTTCGTGGTATCGATTCGGCTGCCGGGCCGGGAGGGTGAATACCACGAATCTTAAGTCCAGGTTGCAGTACAGACGCCACCAGGAGGAACTTCCAGATAGCATCCCACAGTGAATGGCCAATCAAGGTCAACAATACACGCTTCCTGAACTCGCGGATTATCGAACTGTGCAGCCCAGATGATACTTCCTGTTCCAGGAGTAGTATCTCCAGTAGCACCAACAGCATCCCATATCCGCCAAACTTTGCTCTTGCCCTTGATGTGGATAATCAGCTTGTTGAAGGTTCCAGGACCTTCTTTCAATTGCGTACAGGCATTGATCTCGTATTTGGTGTGAACTTCTGGCCAATAAGTCATGCTTGTGTTCCTATTAATTATGCTTTACACTATTTACAGTGGCATTCGAAAAAAGAGGGTAAGAAAATGGCTCCCGTCGCAGTATTGCTCATAGGCATTGTTCTGTTCTATTGGTTTGCCTTTATGGGAACCATATGGGCATGGCTCTGTACAGTCATTGACCTGTTCCAGGGCAAGTTCATTAGAGCCGCTATTTGGTTCAGTCTTGGAACTGGTGGACTGTGGTGGTGGATGGGTACGAAAAATGTAACTTTCGATGAATGGAAGCAGTTTACGCTTACGTTCATTGGTATAGGAGCCTTGGCTACATTCTTGCGCTTCATCCATCGCACAACTAAGTCGCCCGTGAAGCCGCTCACGCAATCGTGGACACAAATACCAGCACTTGATGGGAATGTCATCCCCTTCATCAAGGCAACACGGCAGGATCGTGAGCGGGTGATGGAGATCCAGGGACATAAGTGTGCGAACCCTTATTGCAACTCTGATCTACGAGGTGGGATACCTCATTGGGATCATATAGTGCCCAGAAGTAAGGGTGGAACCGACAGTGTGCATAATATGCAATATCTATGTGATACGTGCAATCAGAACAAGGGCGATATGGATTGGTTAGAATTTCTGTTTCGTTATTCAATAAATATGGGCATAGATCCAAATGTGAACCAGAAGCCATGGCAATCCTGGGTACTAACTAGAGCAAGGAACGGATTGTAATGTCAAGACTGATTGCCCCCATTGGTCTTAACAGACTTTTGGGTTCCTTGATGGTCCGGCATTATGATATTAGTACCAGGAAGATCGGGCAAACCGCCTTGGATCCTAATAGTCAGTCCGCCCTGGACGTCTTGGCTTACCTGCGCGAGCCGAGGATGTTCATAGACTGCGACAGCCTTTGCCGCATCAATTCGTACGGACATAGGCAGCGATTGATCTTGGAATGTTGCATAGAGAAATTCCTTGGGCGAAAGACCAGGTTGATTATATGCATGGGGTATCCTAGGCTCAAGGATTTCTCCGTCTATTGGAGACTTAGGCATCCATCACACGTTTTTGGGGCGAATTGCCAACAGACCTCCATACACAAGGTGGAGGACTCGGGCCGAAACGGACGTGGCTTAGAGCACTGCATCCGTTGGGGATAGTGATATACTACAACATTTAGTTCTTGACAAGTGGTAAACATACATCAGCATAAAAAGATTTTGCATTTCATAGCAAGGTAATGTAAAGTATAAGTGCTGTCTGAGGACAGTGTACCGAAGGCTCAAAGCGTGTCGAATCTCGACAGAGACCCGCCAAGCGAAAGCGTGCCGTATCTGGACAGAGACCCGCCAAACGAAAGTGTGTCGAGTACCCAAAGTGAACCGAAGGAGAATAACGATGACTGACCTACGTGTACTAAAGATAATGACCAGGGGTGCGTATGACCTACAGGAATTGCGTATCCAATCTGGTTTGCGCCTATGTGCAAACTTTCGAGACAAACTAAAAGTCGAGAAGGATGCTGAGGAACCTACGGAAGAAGGTGAGTTGGGAGAAAAGGCCAAAAAGATTATCGACATCTTAAAGGCTGAATACCGACGACTTACTGAGGGTGTCGCTAAAAACCGCTCCCTTCCACGTCGAGAAGGGTTTATTGGCAGTGGCGTGATTAGCGACTTTACGGAGTTAACCCTAATTCATCACTACTCACGCCTAGAAGCCCAGGAGCGGGAGCAATTCCGCCATATTGAAGAAGCCCTGGACGGCGTTCCAATTTGGAACGACTGGCTGGGAGATCAAACTGGGATTGCAGCCGCACTTGGTTCGGTCCTAATTACCGGGTTTGACATCCATAAGGCAGATAGGCCGTCGCAGTTCTGGGCTTATGCTGGATTGGATGTTGGGCCAGGGATCCCCTCAGACCCCGACAACCTGCTAGGACGCTCACGACGTAAGGAGCACTTAGTTGAACGGGAATACAAAGCCAGAGATGGCACGATGAAAAAGAAAATGAGCACTACGTTCAACCCTTGGCTTCAGGCAAGACTACTCGGTGTGTTAGGGGCTTCGCTCTTGCGTTGTGGATCACCCTACCGGAAATACTACGATGACTATCGACACCGAATCGAGACCGATCCCAACCGTCGCAAGGGTACGCTGGCCGATAAGAAGAAGGAACGGGAAGCTGGTAATATCAATGAGCAGATCTGGCACCCGATACGTATTCACCGGGCATCGATGAGATATATGGTGAAGCAGTTTGTCGCAGACTTCTGGCGTAAGTGGCGTGAGAGTGAGGGCCTACCTGTAGTGCCGACATACCACGAGGCGAAGCAGGGAGGACATGGATATAGGAATGCAGCAGAATAGCCGATATCCTGCAGAGATCCGACAAATGCAAGCGTGCCGAGCTCCGAAAGAGACCCGAATTCCGCAAGCGTGCCGATGTGTCGAAGAGATCCGCAGATCGGTAGCGTGCCGCGCGCCGCGAGAGACCCGCGAATCTGTAGCGTGCCGCAATGGAGGAGAGACCCGTAGTTCTCCAGCGTGCCGGTGCCGACGCAGAGACCTGCAAGGCGAGAGCGTGCCGTCGCTCTACAGAAACCCGAAAGCGGGCAGCGTGCTGTTATGAAAAGAGATCCGGAGAAGAGAGCGAGCCGTAAGGCGACAGAGATCCGTGAAGAGATAGCGTGCCGATTTTGGACAGAGACCCGACGTGCATCAGCGTGCCGTCCGCGAGGAGAGACCCGTAATAGGATAGCGTGCCGGACCTCGGTAGAGATCCGACTTTGAGAAGCGTGCCGCGCCACGGAAGAGACCCGATACTGGACAGTGGGCCGTACAGTCTATAGAACCGCACGTGTGAGCGTGTCGATATTCAGTAGAGACCCGGTCGAGGACAGCGTGCCGCAGTGTTGCAGGGACCCGATCGAAGGGAGCGTGCCGAGTGGCCGCAGAGACCCGAAGAGAGGAAGCGTGCCGACTTGCGCGAGAGATCCGGAGTCCGTCAGCGCGCCGGAGTCAAGGAGAGACCCGTGGAGCATCAGCGTGCCGAGGCACGGAAGAGACCCGCCACTGAGAAGCGTACCGTAATGAAGAGAGGTTGGCTCGTAAGAACTTCCCAACTTAGGAGGGAAAAATGGTGAAGATCCAGTTTACACATTGGACTGACGACAAAGGAGAGAAGATAACTCGGACAGAGTTACCGGGGTTGGGACGAGACGCTTATCAGCATGAGGCAGACAAGTTGAAGGTGCAGTTGAAGCTCAAGAAGATAGTGCCGCATTATGTGAGGAGGTAGGGGGGATGACAGAATATGAGCGAAAAATATGCGTGTTACTGCTCTGGGCTATCGTTATTACCTGGAGCCTATATGCTCTTACACCCGTGGTGCTTTTGCTTCTAGGGTCGGGGTTACCGGGTGGAGTGGGGTCGTGGTGAATTAGTTACCTTGGCGGAGTCTCCTAGGTCGGGTAGCGTGAGGCTCGATCCAACGTAAACGAAAGGTATCCTCCAGTATCTGCCAAGGTTTTGATATGGCTGGCCAAGGATACCGGCTCACGCAATTTACCGGGTGGGGAGTATTGTAAAGTATAAAGATTTCGGGTCGTCATTATAGAATGAGGGTTCTGGGTCAGATAGTGTCGGGGAGCTATTTGACGCCCGCGACGAAAATGACTGCGATTCGCGGTTATGCGCTGAGCACGATTCGTAGTCAAGGCACATAAGAAAAAACCCCCGCCCGAAGGCGGGGGTTGAGGGAGGCTAGGCGCGCGCTAGGCGGTGACCCGAGCCTTGGCCTGAGCCTTGGGTGTGGCCGGAGCCTTAGGAGGAGTGACAGGCGCTTGCTTGGGCGTGGCGACCTGAACCACGGCCACATAGCGCTTGCCGCCGATTTCCACTTGGTCGCCCCAAGTGTACAGGTAGCGCAGGAACGATTGCACCTGACCGGCTTTGATGCCATGCTTGGCACCGAGGGCAATGGCATCCGCCACGGTAGCAGGTGCCTGCGAGAGCACCTTAGCGTGGAAATCCGCACCACGGCCACCTGGACGCCAGCGAGGAACTGTTACCAGCATTTTGATGGTGGCGGTAGTAGGGAACGCCTTGTGGGCGCGCCATGCCGAGGTGTGCTGCACGGGATTTGCAGTGATGTTTTTGATGTACATGGTAGCACCTTTTGTTGCGGGGCTGAGAGCCCCTAGGGGCGGAGGCGTTATTGCCACCGCCATGCTGCAAATCTAGCATGGGCATTTATGCTTTACAACACACAAGATCGCATAGCAGATATGCGATTCTTGCATAGGTTCAACCTGTTGTAGGGCGGCGGCAAAGATGCCACAGTGGCAAAAAAGCCACAGGAGGGATACGCAACACTGAACGAAATAACACAGTATCAATTATACCACAGTTGCAAAAGAGCCACAAGGGCTGAAGCCACAGAATGAATTCTGCAACATGATGCACTGCAATACACGAGTTCTGCCGAATTAATTCATTCCATGGTGAATGAATTCTTTCATCCCAAAAAGAGTTTGCTTATCAAGTTGAATGGTGCTAGGTTGATGATGCCCGGGCAATGGTGCTTGGGCAAACATCAGGAGACTACCATGTCTGCGAAGATTTATGATTGGTTCGAAGAGAAGGCGAAGCGCCTTCAGCTTCACACGGTTACCGCGCGTAATCGGCCCTCGCAGGAACAGATCCTGCTGGAGCATCTAAGGGCCAAGGCCACACTCTACGCGCTCGTGGCTCGTCAACTTCAACAGAATAAGTTGGACTAATTACCGGGAGGGGGAGCTTCGGCTCCCCTTCTCCCCCACCCATATCATGAATGAATTCGTTCGCCAAAACAAGGAATCGTAACGATCGCCGAAGACCCCCGGCCCGAGTGAATTCTACACGCATAGGTTGTAAAGAGAAAGGGCGGGCATTCGCGCCCGCCCCTTGTGGCTAGCTGGTGACCGTCACCAGGTTGTGCGCCAAGTTCCAGCGCATGTCGCTTTGCAGCGACGCGGTGCCCTTCACCTTGAACCCGGCCTTTTCGTAGGCCGATGAGATGTCGGAGAGCGGCTTGCCGCTGTTCGCCGCTAGCACCGCCCATCGGGCACCGGCATCCGTTCCGGGCTTCTTGCCCTTGCACCCAGGAACCACCGTGACCACGTGGGTCGGAACGGGCTTGTACTTCGTATCGTACAAGGTGCTCCGGTCCCGCTTCGGGGTTGGGGTCTTGGGGGCCTTCGGCAGCGTTTCCGCCGGAGGGGTTACCGGTTGGAGTGCCTCGCTGGCCTTTTCGGGGGCCTTCGGGGTCGTCTTCGCGGGGGCAGGCTTCTTCGCCGCCGCATTCTTGGTAATGGCAATCATGTGTATCTCCTCTTGGTTGCCAATGCGTCGGGCACTATTGCTCAGCGCATGGTGTACAGTGCCATAATTCAAGATGAACTGCAATAGGAAAATATGCGTCAAGAAGCCTCATGCAGAATTCAGTCAAAATCTCACCCAGGGAACGAATTCAGGGTAGGGGGAATTCGTTCTGGGAGGGAATTACCGGGTGAGGATATGGGTGGAAAGAATTCTAGCTAAGGTGGGTGGAAAACGTTCATATATTGTGTGTAATTCAATAGAGGAAAATAGGGGGGAATGGACGGTCCAAGGATCAAATTTACAGGGGAATGTACACAAGCTTTTTTATAGTGACGCACGGTGTCGCTAACCCTCGCGCGACCCAATGACGTGTGTACATTGTGTACAAAGTGTACGACCGAAGTAATGCGCGCTATATAGGGTTTCAAATGTACACAGATGAGTACACAAATCGCACAGTGTACACGCCGATACGCTTTACACAGCCAAATTTTCACTTGAGTTAAGCATAAATAGTGTACTTTGTGTATCAGTTTGGAACTTATTGTACACATTTCATGTACACACATTTTTCCCTCCCAAAAGCTTCACCCCCACCCCTATCTAACCGGTAACCACCACCCCAAACTAGTGATCCTAACGATCCTACTTATTTAATGATTGCAACAGAGACAATGCAGTTTCTATTCGTTCTTGTAAACTTATTATTTGTCCGCACCACCTTTGGATACGATGTACTAAGC